GCCGAATCATCTTACTATACCTGTATATGAACAGGACCTAATAATATATATATGTGCTTATTACACCATGCAGTAAGATAATCCAACTAGACGTCTAATTAGTGAAAGTAAAACCGCTAATATCTTATAATCTTAACGAGAGCCAGTACAAATACTAGACTATTTGCAAACTACTAAAAACCCCGCTAAACCGAGGCAAAAATTTTCATTTGCATATAATCCTATAGTATTTAACTTTCAATAAATACTGGCCCTCTCTCACAAGCTCCCTTTATAAAGGAACCCGTGAGAAAGACTATCCTAGATAGTAGCGGGGCGACACAGAAGGTGTCATTCTTAACTTTTAACGACTTTATGGTCGGGTAAAATATTACCATTTCATTCTATAAGCCCTCGTTTTCTCATCTCCTTAATATTATCCAATCGTAATTGAATATCATCAACTGGAGGAGGCGTTGGGTTTGTATAAAATGTTAGGGGGGGTCCAATCAAGTAACCAAAAGAAAAATCTTCTCCTGGAATTCTATATACTTGATATGGAATCGTATTTTGAACAAAAAGTGAGGGACCTAAATTAAAAGGCACCTGTTTAAGTCCAATTCCAGTATTATCACTTACAGCCTCCATTTCTCCTACTGCCGTTGGCATAGCAGGATAAGGCTGGTAAAATGGTACATCAACTTCGAGGTATTTCTCTAAGCTGTTATATGATAAAACTTGGGGGCGTGCAGCATTTAAATCATTCGAAATAGCATCTGAAAGTGTCCTAAAATAATCATCAGTTCCTGATGAATTTACCGTACGATATGGTACAAGGGTCACAATTGTCGGTGGAACCGTAGCTCCATCAACACTTGCAAACATCACGCGCATACCACCGGCTTGCATTCTATAAATCTGAGACACAAACGAAAATAAATCAACTACCTTACTTGCACCTTGCTGGCAAATATATGGGTAAACTACATTTTTCAATGTTGCCGCAGGCACAGGCATAGGTGTTGGTGATATTTGATTATAACGCTTCAAGACTTGGCGAAAAGATGTTATAGCTTCACCCATCGACACAATATTTGGATCAAAATTTTCAAGTTTCTTAGCCTCAAACAAAGGCTCAGCATTGTATTGAACACAAAAACGTGCAGACGGAGCAGGTACTTCATCGAGTTGTACACTAAGCTGCTGTTTCAATTCAGAAAAAGCAAATTGGAAATCATCACAAGCGCTCGTTTCGACAATAAAATCAATTGTCGACGCCGCGGATGGTGATGTAACCAGAGTAGTCTGTACTTCAAGATAAATCATTCCTGTTGGTTCACTATAACAAATTGCACTAGGTGCAATTCCAGATGTAATCTTATCATTAGCCTTCCACACTGAATTTGCTACAAAAGGTATACTAAATTCAAAGAAATTTGCATCTCTAAGATCTACAACCTTCTTGTAACATTTATCCAAATCGATAGTCGAGAAATCTGTGGTAATCACTGCTCCCGGGACAAAATATGCTGTCACACGGGCTGAATGAAATACAGTCTTCACAACTTTAAAATGATAATTTATCCCTCCTCTCCAGAATTCGAAGCAATGAGAGAGATAAGATAGATAGGTATTATTCCAATAGAATTTAGGACTTGCAGTGATCTTCTCGCAAGAGGCTGGATGAACCGGCCATCGCCACAATACAGTACCGGGTCCCTGAGTAGTATCCATGGTAAACCTCGACGTATAAATTGGTTTCTGTGCAATAGTTGCAATAGCCATTTCATCCGCCGAAGTACCAAACATTCCACTCGGAACCACAGTTGTATTTCGTGCATCCAATCCCATCGGTTTAGATAATGTTTTTCCATTAAAATTAGTCATATTCCTTATCAGTTTATAATCAACAGCGGTAACCATTTCAGTCTCTGTTGGTTTTGAAAAACCAAACATTCCTGCAAGGCCAGCTGCCTGGTCGCAAAACCAGCCCACACCTCTAGCAACTTCCCCAATAATTGGGATGTCACCGAGACGCTTCGCTACTGACGATTGATCTGAGAAAAGCTGTTCAATATTGCCTTTCTTCTTCTCAGACTCAATTTTGCCTTGAACTGTATATCTTTCCTTATGCTCCTTACTAAAAGTAAGGGGAGGAAGACCAGTCGGCATTTGAATATCAATATCTTCAAAATGTGCCCATACTGTTCCCTCAACAGATGCTGCTGCAGGAGTCAAGCGAGAATATACAATTCCTCTCACTGACCCCATATTTCCAGCTCCTGTCAAAAGATCAATATGAGTTAATGGGCACATAAATGGGATTCTCAGTTCCGCCGCCGTAGAGACGCCGAGATCCAAATCTACATGTCTATATCCTGTGATTCCTCCTAAATGGGTAATACTCGATGGGTTAGTTCCCTCAGAAAAATTGAATGGATTAAAATAAATTATAATTCGTCCGGCATTAAATGGTTGTGCATTAATTTGCACTTTAACCACCAATGTACCGCGAAAATATCGAAATCCAGCCGTCTTCTGAGATATCATAGTTCTAGATAACCAATCATTAGGGTAAGTTCGAATGGGCACAACATTAGCTAATACCAGTTGTGCTGATGTCCACGCGAACGTATCCATTATTACAGGACGACTCAAAAAGCCATGAACCGAATTTTCTAGTCCATCGCCAGCCGCCCGAAAATATCTATCATCCAATGTTGTTTGTTGTTCGCCAGAGACTTCGACATCTCCATCCTCTAAAAACTTCACTGTTTGTTCGGTCATTTGCGCTTGTCCCTCTTGATGGAACATGCTTTGGGGTGCACCACTATTATTAGATGAAGAGCCTGGTGCTTGGCTCATCAAATTTAGTTCATTTTGTTGATCTGCAAGTAATATTGTTTTACATCATTCCCGTTCGGTTTACTCATTCCTAACAAAAGATGTGGCAGATAGATAGCCAATTATTTTAAAGTGAGCACACATCTATCAATAGGAGTAAATACTCCTCTCACTGCGCTGCAAGTGCTCTCCGTAGAGAGAATACAGCACACCTCAGCAGAATTTGCTGCGCGATTCTTTTGCCAATTTGAATCGTGCTCCGATCACGAGGTTTTATCTTTATATTCTATTTAATATTCAATATATAGACCACAGTTAATCGCTTCCCGCTCTTGATAACCTTCATAGGTGTCAAAGTATACAGGGAAACGTTCACCCACAATCCGGGCTGCTTTCTCAAATAGGGGTAGTTCGGTCCTAAACGTTACTTCATCGTGTTGTGCGAGCTCATGAACGGCATCTTCTAATACAGAAGCGCATAATTCATACTCATCCACAGTCCCATGATTCCACATCGCCATTTCCTTTATTGTTTCCATTGCGAGAGGTGCTCTATATCGACATTGATTGTCATCCCAGCGAAAAGTTCTCTTAAGAAAATTCACTTCAGACAATCGTCGATATGGCACTATCTCACCTGTTTTAGCTTCATCAGTATATTTCATGCTCAATTCTTTGTATGCTTCAGTTATTGATACTTGGTTAAACCAGTCAATTATCTCGTCAGCAATACACCATAGATCATCATCACCGTAGTTAAAATGTCTAACATATTTCCTGAAAGCAGGAAAATTGGCATAATTTGGTGCCAATCTTCTAGCAAGAGACATAAATACATATCGTGCTGAAATTGAATGATATGAACAATTAAGAATCGTTGTCATCGGACAACCAGATGGTTGGGAATGTCCCCACATATACACCTGATCATCAAAGATGTGAATAGAATTTACTACTTCACACCAAATGGCAATTCTGATTTTATTTGATTCTTCATCTTCAGTTCCGTAGAACTCGTTGATCATATCGAGAACCTTCCATAGGATATTTGAATGCAGTGTTCCGTCATAATTTTCGAAATCACCTGCACATACCTTATCTCCTACTTCAGATAATCCAGCAACAATTCTAGTCCAATCCATTCCATAGCAATTCACACCAACACATGATTCAACATCAATTTTGTTTCTCATCATGTGTGCAATGAATCCACCGAAATATTGTCTAAAAAGAATAGTAAAAACCATTTCTCCACAAGAAAATAATCGTGTTTTTCCTGCTTTAACTTTAGCGAGTGTTCTTCGTTCATCTTTCAATGTGTCGATCCAAATAATGCTAGGTCTATTGCCTGCCTTACATGTTTCTAACATTGTATTATATCGTTCGAGTACTAGTTTATGATTAAACACATACTCTCCATCGCCTAAGTAATCGGTTTTTCCTTTCCCTTTCTTTTCCCATCCATATCCTGGAGACGTGCTCCGCTTCATTGGCGGATAACACATATCTCCCTCTACTCCTGCGATTGCTTCTTCAAAAGACATTACTTGTCTATCTCTTTCCTCAACGTGTTGAGAAATTTTCTGATAAAAATCTTTAGTACATCTTTCCAAGAGTTGGTCATTTATTGGTTTAGATATCGGGCTTGCCTTAATACGGGCTCGCGCCATTGGGTCAACATTTGTTTCGACTCCATCCACATTGGTCTTAAAAGGCCGCAAAATGGCGGGTGCCATCGTCGGTTCCTGAATTACGCCATGGACTGGTGAAGGATTAATCTTTGATTTAGAGAATGCGTGCACTCTCTCCGGGGCTTTTCCAAGTTCATAGAAATTACCTTCAATCTCTCGAGACAAGTGCCACAATGTTTCTGTACTAGACAGTTCCTGCATATTTAGCTGGACACTATCATTGCACTCAAACTGCGGATGCATCTTACCTTCGGGATATTGAAGGGGGAGATTTTTCTCAAGTTGTTGTAATACTCCTTGAGTCACCGGTGTTCCCATACCGGTGTATCGTGGTGCTTCAGTTCCTGCTGAATGTATGCCAAAAATTTTATTATTAAAGGCAGAGTCGAATGCAACAAGTACTGCGCCGCAGTCTCCTGGCGTAGTTTGAATGTTATACTTGAAATATTTCCGAACCACCATTTCCATAGTTCTTTCTGGTCCGTTATCAAGTACACACTCGGAATCGACTGACGTCACATCACTGCCGAAATACTGACGCATTCCGACAAGCTCATCTGATGGTACATATCCAATTGCTGAAATTTGTTTTAATGACTTAAATTTCGAAAAGTCATCCGAAGTCATAAATTTTGATGTTATATCTTTATGAAGGTGAACCAACCGTGGTAGTTCAACCAACATTACATCTCGTCTATAATATGGAGATTGTGGGTCGTTAATTTGAGCCACATTGCATTGTCGCAGACTAAATTCAATACCATCGAAATATTTATTCCGAATACGCCATTGATCAGTCTTCACAACTAAATCTACAATATGTCTATTCATGAGTGCAAGTCGTCCTTTTATTATAAGGATATTCACGACGTGAACCCATTTCCCATTTACAAACCGTTCAAGCTTGTACATATTTTTATAGCAAACTGAGACTATCTCAGCTGCATTTTGATCAGTGCAAGCTTGAATTCCAAAGGTTTTTCCGATGGCAGCCATTTTCTTCTGAATAGGACGTACATCTGCATGCATACAATTCCATAGCGCTTTTTCGGCTAGGGAAAGTTCCTCATACGTTTGTCCTCTCAAATTCTTATGACCTTCTGGGGCAGTTGACCCTGAAGGGATAAAGTCACTTAGACTTAATTCTACTTTGGCACGGTGGATCGCTTTCGCCCTATCCGTGTCATAACCTTCAGTTACTAACCTTTGAAGACCCTTAGTCTTATCAGTATCATATCCTTCTGTCATAACTCTATTAATTGCTTTAGTCCTATCTGTATCATATTCAACAGAATTTCGGGCTAATGCTTTCATCTTATCCATGGAATAAAGTCCTTCAGCTCGTGATCTTGCTAGTTTAGTAGTAAGCACTTGCTTAGCTTTAGTTGGCTCAGCTGGTACAAAGTATTTAAATATTTTCTTTGCTAATCCAGCTCCAAACCATCCAAAGGCCAGAGTGAAAGCTCCAGCAATCATATAGAATTGTTTTGGTTCCATTCCAAATCTTGTATTCACATATTTATGAATATCATCTATCGTTCCTGCTATTTTATAGTGCAGGCCAGCTATTCTCTCTTCCTTATCATATTGATGGAAACAGAGTTCTGATTCTGAGATTGGAATAATCTCACCATATAGTTGCTTACAGGCTGTGATGAATAAATTCGTAAACACATCATCAGTCATTTCACCTGGAAGTTTTTGATCGAATGCAATTTTTGCAGTCCACCACGCTCGAGTGACTTTGTGAGCCTTTGCAGAATCCATACAAAAACACGCCGACCTCACAATTCTTTGTGTGTAAGCAATCTCTTCATATGTTACTTGTGACATCTTAATTGGTGCGAATAACTTTTGCAATTCTTTAAATTTGTCATCTGACATTATAGGTCTCATATCCGTATCAAAAAGAGATGTTGGTCTCTTACAATTCATGAAATCTTGTTGGTGATCCCATGGTGAAAAGTGCACTGATCCAGTTAAATAATTGGAAAGAGTGCGATGTTTGTTCATGAAAACTTGATTCATAACAAAATCCCAACTTCTCTTTTCAAGCTGTCCAGCTTGCGCAGTAAACTTTGGACGTGTCCAAGTTCCTGATTTACATCTTTGAATGGCGTCATCCATATGATCTTCAAGAGATTGATGAAATCCCTCAAAATATTTCATATTATTAATGGTCGTATTCACCACTCGTTCTGCAATATCCCAGAAACTCAGATTTATCTCTCCTTCAATAACATTATCATTAGGAGAATCCTTATCTATTACATCAAACAAAATACAATCCAACATCGGATTCTTTGAATCCAGCATCGAAGTGTGTTTTCCACTTTGTTTCGCAGCTATGGCTTTATTAACCTTAGCTTGATCTAACACCTGAACTTCTATTCCGTTTTGCGTGTCAGATTTAGCAAAATCTGGATGTGGTTTTTGTCTAATTTTTAGATCGACTCGACGAATAACTGCTTCCGCATTAGTTAGTGAAGACATATCAAATCTTGATCTATTCGATGTCCATATAACAGACTTAGCTTGAAAATATGTAGATCTCTTGTCTTGTAGATCTGCCATATTTAATTGCCAAAAGGCTGTATTAGACATGTGAATTGCTTCCAAAAATTCTTCATTTGGATTAGATTCATTGTCCTTTCTTGCTCCAAAATCATCACATACAACCACATTGATACCTGATGAGTACCCATCCCAGAATTTAGCTCCCGGGCGTCGAAAATATGTTTTCTCATGGAGATCAGAAGTTTTAGTAACTCCAAGCGCTGCCTGTATTTCAGCAATTAGTGCCCAAAGAATAGTTGACTTACCAACCCCCGATGCTCCAAAGATATGTGTTATTGCTGGTGCAACACGGGGTTTAGTTTGCCCTGCGCCACAATTGCCAGCTGTTTCACGTGCCCTCATAAGGAACATGACACATTGATTAATTGCTGATCTTTCAGTGAATGGTACTTTTAACAAATCGAGTGTCCGAAGTATTGCCATTCCTCTTTGAAGAAGTGATTCAACAGTATTTTTTAACTGCTCATTATTCTTTAGATCGGATTCAAATCCTGGCTTCATTATTGCCGAGACTTCATCTACCCAAGCATTCACATTTCTCCATTCATCCATAACTGGTCGTTCCACTCCAAAAGTATTTTTACAAAAATCATCAATCGCGGTCGTTATTAGACCAGATCCGAGTTTATTTATATCTTGGACAGATTTGATGACTCCTGAAATTCGGGAGAATCGATTAAATATATTGTCGAATTTTCCACCTCCAGGCATCATTCTAAGAAACACCAAAGACAAGAGTACTGAAATACCACCACCCATAAGGGGAATGAGTGAGGTAAAATCAAATCCGGTCTCTACTATCTCAGAGAAATTTGCCTGAGCAGTGAAACGCTCAGCCATACTATCTTTTGCTGATTTATAAAATTCAGCAATCTTATTATATATCATTGTGAAAAACTCAGTAGCTTTATGCACTACTGTGTCCCCCAATTGAAGATTCATGATAAATTGAGATATGCTCAATAAACATGTTGCGGGTCGATCAATGTTAGCCCAAACGTTAGCAATGCACAAAGCTAAAGACATCAAATGTGATCGAAGATTTGTAACTTTCGAAAAGATATCAAGCTTATGCATAATCATATCAACGAATGGTTCGTATCCAGTCAGGTCCATCTTATGTTCAATCGTAAATGAAGATGGGATACTAGGTATCCCAAATTGCATTCTAAAACGTTCTTCAGAATTCTGTCGAACTCGCATCGAAACATAACCTTCAATCTCATCCATATAAGCTAAAACCAACTTGTTATACTTAGTTTGTTTCCTACGTGATTGTGCACGCATAACATTAACAGTATAATTGTCCGAGTGTAAGAGGCATCTTACAGCTCGTTGGAATGCCCTATATTCAAAATCCGATCGCTCACAAATTCTCGCTATACATCGTTTGCAACTCTCGCTGTCAACACAGCTCGCGAACGTAATTGCAAAGTTCTCTTGGAACAGTTCAATTAGTTCCTGAAATACTTCGTTGGTATAGTATTTCTTGATCTTCGCATCTAAAACAGCGTAAGAATTTACGTCTGAAAAGGATTTGTCCATGTTTTCAAAAGAAGCTGAAGCCGCCATTGCTGGCATTTCTTCAACTTGAGCAGGTTTGCTCTCCTCACCGATGATGTCGGTAACCGCGCTCAAGTGCTCACTTGAGTTGAGAAGATTAGTTTGTTCATTATTTTGTTGCATGTTTGGTCATTAATGGTTTAAGTTCGTAAACCTACGATCCATTTTTATACATACTGGAAATGTCATCTTTTTACTTCGATGAGAAGGTACGGAAGGAAAATTACAACATTGGTCAAATGCTCGAAGTGTAAAATCTCTAAATAATACACATGAAAAACCTTTATGAGATATTTTCGCAGAATAAATTCTGTTACTAATGTTCGGGGTTAAAGCAACACTTGTTCCAATGAGGACATTTATAACAATACTCAAATGAATATCCTATATTATCTTTCAACGGATAAAAATCATCGTCTGTTCAGTCAAAGCATCCATATAATAGAGTCAAGAGCCGATATAAATACGGGTAGTTGGAACTCTATCGCTGAAACATCTTTAAAAGATCCTAGCTATACAATTTTATGAAAATAAAAAGGTGGCTGGTAAAGCGAATCCACGCATCTAGGGTCAAAGGCCGACGCCCTAGTATGTTTAAAGCCCTTGCCAAGGCATCTACATATTTTACTTAACCGCGTGTGTAGTCACGCGTTAAGA